AGTCTGTCATCGTGAACCAGCGCACTGGGCATCTGGTAGACGGTCACCTGCGCGTGAGCCTCGCCCTGCGCGATGGGATCAAGACCGTGCCGGTCGCCTATGTTGACCTCTCTCCTGATGAGGAGAACCTGATTCTGGCGACGATGGATCCGATCTCAGGTATGGCCGTCACAGACTCCGAGCAACTCGCCGCCCTACTATCCGATCTGTCTCCTACGAGCGCGGAGGTGCAGGCACTACTCGACGAGATGAGCGTCAACTCTGGCGTGACTCCGCCAGACTTCTCCGCACTGTCTGACCTCGCGCCGACTGGCGATCAGCGGATCGTGACGATGAAGTTCACCATCACGGAGGCACAGCGCGAAAACATCAACCGTGCGCTGGAGGCTGCCAAAGAAGCAGCGAAAGGTGGCGAGTCCCCCAACGATATGGGGAATCGCTTGCACGCGATCTGTTTGGCATATGGGCACCGCTAAGGATCTCGTCGTCAGACTGATAGACTCGCGCACCTCGCACGACTTCGTGCGACGACATCACTACTCTGGCAAGACAAAGTCAAACTCCAATATCCACTTCGGTGTCTACTTCGCCGGCAGGCTAGAGGGCGTTCTGCAGTTCGGGCCGAGCAACGACAAGGCGAAAATGATCGGACTCGTCAGCGATACGAAATGGGATGAGTTCATCGAGTTGAATCGGATGGCGTTCTCAGAGGCTCTGCCAAAGAACTCAGAGAGCCGCGCACTGAGCGTATGCTTCAGGATCTTGCGGAAGCACGCGCCCCACATCAAGTGGATCATCTCCTTCGCTGATGCTACGCAGTGTGGCGACGGCACGATCTACAGGGCCTCGGGCTTCGTGCTGACTGCCATCAAGAAAAACGACGCGCTCGTCCGACTCCCGTCTGGCGAGGTGATCCACAAGATCGTGCTCCACTCCAATCCGACATCGCCTCGCACGGAACTCGGTGGCAAGTCGTTCTACGACATCACGGGCGGCAGATACTCGTGGGGCGCCTATCTCAAGGCTACCGGCGCGACGACGCTGGAGGGCTTTCAACTCAGGTATATCTACTTCCTAGATCCACAGGCGCGGTCACGACTTGTGCCGCCAGAGATCCCGTTCTCTGAGATCGAGCGAGCCGGTGCTACGATGTACAAGGGCCAGAAAGCCTGACTATAAACATATCTTTACAAATGCGCGTGAAGCCTAGAGAGCGAGGCGCTCGGCTTCCAGCCGAGATCAGGACGCTGCGATGCGATCCACGCGCTCCACGACTTGAGGTTATATGGGACAACGAGGGCCAGCGCCGCTACCAACGCGGCTGAAACTACTGAGAGGCGAGAGTCGGCCCTCGCGTGTGAACTACGAGGAGCCGATCCCAACGGCGATGTATCTGCATATCCCAGAGGATCTCTCGTCAGAGGCACGAGAGGTCTGGAGCGCAGTCGTCCAGGCGATTCACCATACCGGCGTGCTGACCGCAGCGGATGTGGACACGCTTCGTATGTATTGCGAGACGGTTGTACGGTATCGAGCGGCAGAGAGTATGCTCACGAAAACTGGGCCACTCATCAAGGGTCGCAACGGAGAGTTCGTCAAGAACCCGCTGCACCAGATCGTCCGCGACAATGCGCTCCTGATGCGTTCTCTAGCACGGGAACTTGGCCTCACACCAGCCGCTCGTAGCGGATTGAGAGGAGACCTTGATGCCCAAGCGAACTCGGCAGGCGCGAAACTCGACGCTCTCATCTCGGCAGCCCGGCGCAACAAATAGCCAGGGCGCTCAGGTCTCGGCGTTCATTGAGAACTTCTGCCGACTCACTAAGGGCGATGACGCTGGAAAGCAGATCACCCTGCGACCGTGGCAGCGGGCACTACTAGACGATCTCTACACACTGGACTCAGATGGGCTGCGTAAACATCGCCGCGCGCTGATCGGACTTCCTCGGAAGAACGGTAAATCGCTGATTGGCGCAGGCATCGCGCTGTTCGGCCTCGTCGTGGACGAGGTTGGCGCCGAGGTCTATGCAGTCGCAGGAGACCGCGCTCAGGCTCGCATCGTTTTTCGCGAGGCGGCGCGGATGGTGGAACTAGATCCGATCCTCTCGCAGCGCCTACGCGTAATGCGCGATGTGATCGAGATGCCGTCTACCGGCTCCGTCTTTCGTGTGCTCTCCGCTGACGCCTCTCGCGCCGAGGGTCTGAATCCGAGCACCGTCGTCTTTGACGAGGTGCATATCCAGCCTGACGATCGGCTGTGGAACACGATGAACCTCGGTTCTGGTACGCGCAAGCAGCCGCTGATTGTCGGCATCACGACCGCTGGTAGCCGCACGGATAGCCACGGCCAAGACACCGTGTGCTACAAACTATGGCAGTACGGGATGAGGATCGAGGCGAAAGAGATCGCCGATCCGTCCTTCTTCTTCCGATGGCACGGCGCGCCAGAGGGCGCGGATCATCGTGATCCTGCGGTCTGGGCTGCAGCCAATCCAGCCTTCGGCGACTTCCTCCACCCGTCTGACTTTGAGTCGGCGGTTCTCTCTATCCCCGAGGCCGAGTTCCGCACGAAGCGCTTGAATCAGTGGGTGACCGCTGCGACGGGGTGGCTTCCAGGCGGCGCTTGGGATCGGCTCGCAGGCGAGCGCCAGATCCAAGATGGCGAGGATATCGTGATCGGGTTTGACGGTTCTTTCTCTGGCGACTGCACGGCGATGGTCGCCTGCACGATGGATGGCTTCATCCAACCGCTCGCCCTCTGGGAGCGCCCGCTAGACGATCCGCATTGGCAGGTGCCGATGGATGAGGTCGAGGCAAAGATGTACGATCTCTGCAAGCGCTATCAGGTGCGCGAGATCGCAGCCGACCCCTACCGGTGGCAGCGCACCCTGCAAAAGTGGGAAAGCGATGGCCTGCCGACGGTTCTATACCCTCAGAGTCCCGCCAGAATGGTGCCCGCCTGTGCCGCGTTCTACGAGGCGGTGATGCAGGAGACGCTCACGCATAGCGGCGACGCGGCGATGAGCCGGCACCTAGACAACTGCTCCGTGAAGGTTGACCGCTTCGGCCCTCGCATCGTGAAGGAGCATCGCGGCTCACCACGGAAGATTGACCTCGCCGTGTGTGCGGTGATGGCGTATGATCGTGCCCGATACCACGCACAGGCGCCAGCCGCGCCAAAAGCAGCGGAGTTTATAACCCTATGAAATCAACCATCCTAGAGTTGGCGGGTCTTGCCACGATCGCGATCGGACTAGCGCTCATCGAGCCGCTGAGCCTGATCGTCTTTGGCGGCATCGTGCTCGTCGCTCTCGGCTACAGCCGAGGAGATAAGCAGTGAGCATCCTTCGCCGCGTGTTCAATCCATCCGAGCAGAGGGCGCTGACACTTCAGAACCTCACTCCGCTCGCCTTTGACAAGGTGCCCTTCCTCGGCAATCGCGAGGTTGATCAAAAGGCTGCACTTGGCCTGACGGCGGCATACGCGAGCATCCGGCTTCTCGCCGATGTCGTGAGTAGTTTCCCTGTTGACGCCTATCGCCGAGACAATGGCATCCGCCGACCGTATCGCCCAGGCGGTGCAAAGCCGTCGTGGATGATCACGCCGATCCCAGACGAGCCGACATACACGATCAACCAGATGGTCAGCGAGACCGTTGTCAGTTTGTATACAGACGGCAACGCCTTCCTATACGCACCGCGCGATGAGCGAGGCGAGGTGCTCGAGGTGCGCGTCATTGACCCTCGCCGCGTGGAGATCTTCCGCGAAGGGCGCGAGGTCAAGTACCGCGTGCATCAGGGGCCAAATGAGCCGACGGCGGTATACGGGCAGGAGACCATCCTCCACATTCCGCTGATCGCGATGCCAGGCGAACTGCGCGGCATCAACCCGATCCATCAACTGCGCGTCACGCTCGCGCTCGGGCTGACGCTTGAGGACTATGCGAGCAACTTCTTCCGCACCGGCAGCACGCCGACAGGCATCATTGAGGTGCCTCACGACCTGACTAAAGAGCAGGGCGAGCAACTCAAGGCGGGCTGGGCGCGTCATCACAGCGGACAGAACATTCACACACCGGGCGTTCTCACAGGCGGAGCAACTTTCAAGGCATTGACCTTCCGACCTGAGGACGCCCAGTTGCTCTCCTCGCGACAGTTCACGACGGAGGAGATCGCCCGCGTATTCCGCATCCCACCGAATCTGTTGCAGGTCACCACGCCAGGTGCGATGTCGTACAACAGCGTAGAGCAGCAGAACCTCGCGTTCGTGCAATACACGCTGCGTCCACTCGTTGAGATGATCGAGCGCCCACTCAGTACGCTGATCCTCTTGCCAGACGCCTTCGTGCGTTTCTCAATGGATTCCATCCTGCGCGGCACGACGAAGGATCGGTACGACACTTACCGCGTCGGCCTGCAAGAAGGCTGGCTGAATGTAAACGACATTCGCAAGTTTGAGGACTTCAGCCCGATCGAGTCTGGCGATTCGTACCGTATGCCACTCAACGAGGCAGATGCTGAGACTGCGATGCTCTCCACAAAGGTGGATATCGTCGCGAAACTCGTGCAGGCAGGCTTCTCGCCAGAGGGCGCTGCGCGACTCGTGGGCATTAGTGTCGGACACACGGGCGCTGCGCCGGTCACCGTACAGCCGACAGGAGGTCAGGGATGACATTCCGCGCAGTAGAACTCACAGCGGGAACTGCCGCACTCGCTATCGCCACCGCAACGGCAAAGAATACGCACGAGTTGGTGTTTGATAACTCGTACAATCACGACCTCTATATCGGCGGATCTGCAGTCGCCGTCGGCAATGGCTTCGCGATTCCAAAAGGTGGAGTTGCGACCCTCAAGATCGCGAATGGCGATATCCTCTACGCCATCTCCGCACAGGCAACTGCGCCTTTTCATCTGTACGATTTTCAGGTTGATCCATAATGTCCATTGAGATCTTTGACATTGACGGCACGCTGACGACGAGTGGCGATACGCCACGCGAGGATCTGATCGCCTATCTCCGCAAAGACCGCGAGGAAGGCAATCGGATCATCATCGTATCTGGCCGTCCAATCGCACGCCTCGCCGAGACGGAGCGGTGGCTGCGTGAGAACGATGTGCCGTACTCGGAGATTCATCTCCAGGACTTCAACGATGAGTCCACGCCAAATGTCGTTGAGGCGTTCAAGGCGTTCAAGTATTCCAAACTGCTTGAGCAGTACGGCGACGAGATTGAGTATCTCGTGGACAACGATGCAGACGCTCGTGAGGCTGCTCGTGGGATGGGCATTGAGGCCTATACCGTCGCTGAGTACCTTGCCAAAGAAGCCGAGGAGTACGGCGAAGGCGAGGACGAGGAGGAGATTGAGGAGGAGCGCGCTCCGATCAACCCTGACGGCTATGAAGTCACAGGCGCGATGCAAGAGGAAGCGCAGCGCGGGCTGGATTGGCGCCGCGAATATAACCGAGGGGGCACACAGGTCGGCGTATCACGCGCTCGCGATATCGTGAACGGACGCCGCCTGCCATTTGATACCGTTCAGCGAATGGCGAGTTATTTCGCTCGTCACGAGGTGGACAAGCAAGGACAAGGATTCAGCGCCGGCGAAGATGGCTATCCATCCGCAGGGCGAATCGCGTGGGCGCTCTGG